CCGCTGCCAACATCAGCGTGCAGCGCGGCGATACGATCGAACACGGCTCGCGCACCTACGAAGTGCTGGGAGTCCGCACGCCGAGCGTGCCGAATCATCACCTGGCTTCGATCTGCAAGGAGAAGCAGATTGGCGCGTGAGACGAAGGTCACGATGGAGTGGAATGGCGATCGAGTTGTGCTTGAAGCAATGCACCAGATGTCAATCAATGCCGATCGCGTCGGCATGATGTTGCACGGTGCCGTCGTTCGTTCGCTTTCAAAAGGCCAGCCCGTGAAGCGCGTCGGCAAGCGTCTAGTCGGATTGGACCCGTCGAAGCCTGGTGAGCCTCCGCGCAAGCTGCACGGTTTGTTGGCAAACTCGATCGACTACCGAAAGAAAGTTGACAAGAGCCGAGTGGAATTGTTCATCGGAGCGAACACGAAATACGCGCGTGCGCTGGAGTTTGGGAACCCAAAGAGTAGGTTGAAGGCTCGCCCGTACTTGCGACCCGCGATTGCAAAGAATCGCGAAAAAGCCATCGCGCGGCTTGTCAAAAACGTGTTTCCGAAGAAGATGCGAGGCCGTCGATGATTGATCTGACTCGCTCGCTTATTGGATACCTGAAAGCCGACACGGTACTGACGGCGAAGCTGGGCACGTTCCGAGGCGGTCCGGCAATCTTTGGCGTGCTGCCTGTGCCGGAGCCGACCGGCTCGCCTTTTATCGTCACGCAGTCGATCACCGACGAGACGCTTGGCACCAAAGGTCGCGTCGTTCGCGAGATCCAGCAGGACATTGCGATCTATGACGATGACGATGGCAGCGTTGCCGACCTCGAGACGATTGCCGAATACATCCGCGAGAAACTGCGCGTTCATTTCGCGGTGCCGAATTGGAATATGTGCGGAATCCAGATGAGCGGACCCGTACCGAATGACATAGACGACCTGAACGGTCGAGTGCTGACGGCCAGAATCCATCTGGACCGCTAACGCAAGAGGGAGGCCACTATGGCTGTCGATGGAAACGAGATCGGAATCCTGATCGGAAGCGATCTGATCGGATCGCAGCGAGGCGCGACGATCACGCGCAGCGCCGAGATGATGGACGTGTCGGACAAGACGAGCGACGAAGCGAAGTTCTTGCCCGGCAAGCAGACGATGAACATCGAGTGCAGCGCGTTCTACGTTGCCGCCGATACCGCCTACGGTGCGCTCGTCGATGCGTTCGAGGACGGTCAGTCTGTGACGGTCGTCTGGAGTGACAACGCGAACGGCCTGAGTCCGACGACCGTGAAGACCGCGAGCGCCTACGTCACCAGCCTTAGCGTCGATGCTCCCGCGCACGGTCCCGCCGAGATTTCGATCTCGTTGCAGGCAACCGGCGCAGTCACTCCGCAGGAAGACTAGCGAGTGACCCTGACGGCTGACCAAATGCGTGGACGTGTGCGCGTCCTGATCGACGGCGAGGATTGCTTTCTTCGCTTCGATCAGGGCGCGCTCGCGCGCCTGATTGACTCGCTTGGCCTTGAAGGCGTTGCGGGTATTCCTGGCGCGGTGATGACGCTTGACGCCTCGACGTTGAGTTATCTGGTTTGGGCTGGCCGTCTTTGGGAGATGCCTGATCTCGAACTTGAGACGGTGCGCGGCTGGTTCTTTCCGATGCTGCCAACGTATCACGCTGCGGTCGAAGGCATCAACCTAGCGCTTTGGGGGAAGCCGGAACCTGACTTCGGAGATGGAGGAAGCGACGACGACGAAAACCCTCCGAGCGATCAGACTGGGACTTCCTAGCTGCGGAGCGATTCGCGGTTGTCCGGTTTGGTTGGACATCGGAACGGTTCTGGAGTTCGACACCTGCCGAGATCAACGCCTACATGACCGAGTTCATGGAGGCGCGGCAAACAGAGGTCGAGCTAGCAAAGGCTCAAGCGTACTGGACGGCGGTGCTATCGCGCGCGAAAGACATCCCGACGTTTGAGCGATGGATGCACAAGCCGAAGAAGGCGCGTGCGCTGCACGGCGAAGAGGCAGAGATGCGACAGTCGGAACATGATGATTTCGCACGCCGCCTGAATGAAGCGATGAAGGAAGGAGCGCAGAACGATGGCTGAGATCGGTTCAATCGAAGTCGCTCTGCGTGCCGAGATCGGTCAGCTTCAAGCCGATCTGCGGAAAGCCGAAGCGGCGACGAAGACAACGTCGTCGAAGATGACGGCTAACTTCAAGTCAGTCAGCGCCAGCCTGAAACGTGTCAAAGGTAACGCTGTCGCGGCTGCTGCCGTCATTACCGGACTCGCGACCGGCGCAATGGCGAACCTTGCGCGCCAGGCGATCCGCACCGCAAACGATCTCGGCGACATCGCGCAAAAGCTAGGCATCAGCGCATCGGCGCTCCAGGAATTTCAATACGCTGCCAACCAGAACGGCGTCGCGATCAACGCGCTCAACATGGGTCTTCAGCGTTTCGGTCGTCGCGCTGCCGAGGCTGCGAACGGAACCGGCGAAGCGAAGGATGCGCTCAAGACGCTTGGCGTGCAGTTGCGCGACAGCAACGGCAACCTGCGATCGACCGAGGAACTGTTCAGCGATGCGCTGCGCGCAATCGCGAAAGTGCCGAACGAACTCGAGCGCAATGCGCTGGCGTTCAAGCTATTCGATTCAGAAGGCGTCGCCATCGTCAACATGGCAGGCAACTTCGAGGAGCTGCGCGACCGAGCTCGAGAACTCGGAATTGTTCTGGACGACGAGATGATCTCAAAGTCGGATCATCTTCAAGATCGTCTCGACGAACTATCGCAAATCACAAGCACTCGCCTTGCTCCTGCATTGATTGACCTCGGCGGAACAGCTCTTGTTGCTGCTGCTGAAGCAATGGCGACGCTGGCAGGTTGGGCAGATCGCACATATCGCACATTTGCCGATCTCGACAACCTGTCGCTGCGTCAGCTTCAAATGAACCTGAACGATTTGAACGAGCAACAAGCTAATGCTCAAGCACGTTTGCAGTCTGCGGCTGGTGGCGCTCGTGACGTGATCCTCGAAGAGCTGGAAAGCCGAGCGCAAAGAATCCGCGAGATCAGCCAGATGTTGACTGAACGGCGAGCGGCAATACCGGATCGCGTTGGCCCTGCCGAAATTCCTACGACACCGGGTCAGCGAACGAAGACAGACGCTCAACTAAAAGCCGAAGAGGCTGCGCTGAAGCGCAAAGAATCAGCGCGGACTCAGATCCATCTGAAGTTCCTCGAAGAGATGGGACGCGAAGAGGAAGCGATCCGCTATCAGCTTGAACTACAGATTGCCGCGATCGACGAACTGACCGCAACCGAAGCCGAGAAGGAAGAAATGCGCGTCGAGTTGCGGAAGACCGCGCAGGCGCAGATCGACAAGATCAACGCGCAGGACGTGAAGGATCAGACCGACAACGTAGACGAGCTCAAAGACGCCTACGCAGGTCTGTTCGATTACATGGAGCGCGGCTTCAGCGACGCGATGGCGACGATGCTGCTGGACGGCGAGATCACGTTCAAGCAACTCGCGATGTCGTTCGCGCGCGAGTTTTTGCAGATGGGTATCGGCCAGCTTGTTGGTCAAGGCTTTGGCGCGTTGAGTAGTTTATTTTCACCGAATTTGCTCGCAGGAACCAACGCAAACGAAGTGTTTATCGGAACCGGAGCGCAGCTCACCGCAAACGGTGGCTCGCGACTTGGCGGCAGACCGCTACTCGTCGGCGAGCGCGGTCCTGAGTTGTTCATTCCCAGCACAAGCGGCTTCGTTGCTAACAACAACGCGCTGACGAAGATGGCTGGCGGCGCGGTCAGCCCGGTCAACGTGACGGTCATCAACAACACCGGCCAAGAAGCGACGACCTCGCAGAAGGATGGTCCCGGCGGATCGCGCGACATCGAAGTGATGATCGGTGCCGCGATCTCCAAGAACATTTCTCGAGGCGGAGACGTTGACAGAGCGATCCGCGCGAGCTATGGCGTGCAACGTATCGGGAGGCACGGACTCTAATGCCTGTCTGGCCTGGAACGCTACCGACTGCGCCGACTTACGGCTGGACCGAAGCGCCTGGCGATTCGCTCGTGCGGACGCAGACTGATGCCGGACCTGCGAAGCTGCGCCGCCGGTTCACCTCGACGCCTTCGATCTTCTCGTTGCAGTTCGTGATGACGAAGGCGCAGGCGACGCGGCTGATTCAGTTCTACGAGAACGCGAGCGACGCTGCCATTGCAGGCACGAACGGAGGCGCGCTTTCGATCACCGGCCTGCCGCACCCGCGAGATGACTCTGACGCCGAGTTCAGGTTCCTTGCGCCGCCGATCATCACGCAGATCAGCTATGACGTTTTCCGCGCGTCGCTGCGTCTGGAGCTCCTGCCTTGAGCCGGTCTGTATCTGCTACCGCGCGCGCGGCGATGTACGCGCAAGAGACGGAGGAGGTCTTCGTCTTGCTGCTGGAGATCGAGACTGGCGCTGAACCGATCCGCGTCGCGCTCGACAGTCAGGATCTCGCAAGCAAGCTGACCGTAGACGGCACCGACACCTACTCGACGGCGGTGACGTTTGCCGGTGGCTTCTTCGGCATCGAGCTGCCGGAAGAGGCCGGCGAGAATATTAGCAGCGTGCGGATCAACGTGGACAATGTAGACCGCGTGATCGTCGCTGCGATCCGTAACGCGAACACGCAGCCGGAGTGCCGTCTCTGGGTCGTGCTTCGATCAACGCCGGATGTCGTCGAGGCGGGTCCGTACTACATGACGCTAGAATCGGCGCAGTATGATGCGATGACCGTGACCGGCGAGCTCGTCTTCGAGGACGTGACCAATCGACGCTATCCGGCACATGAATACACGCCGATCAATACGCCTGGGTTGTTCTGATGAGTTGGACGAATCAATACATCGGCATCCCGTACAAGCTCAACGGCAGAAACCGCGAAGGCTTGGACTGCTGGGGTCTTGTTCGCATGGTTTACGGCGAGCAGTTCAACGTCTCGCTGCCTGCGCTCAATCAGCAATACAAACACCCGACCGACGCAGACGGCTTCGGAGATGCTTACGAGATGGCCTTGCCTGAATGGCGCGAAGTCGATCAACCGCAGGAGTTCGACGTCTATTGGTGCCGGATCGCTGGGATCGAATGCCATACCGGCATCGCTCTTGGGAATGGCCAGATGCTTCACGCGATGCAGGGGAACGATTCGCATATCGTCAATGTCCGCAATCCGGCATGGCAACGAAGGATTCAGAAGTGCTACCGGCTCGCGTAGACGTAGCGACGACCAAGAACCCGTTTGCTGGCACTCGTGTCGAAAGCACGGTGCCGGTCGGGTTGACGTTGCGCGAGATCGTCGCGGCGCAGGGTCTTCGCGAGACGGATGCCTATGGCGTCCAGGTCTGGCTGAACGGCGAGATTGTGCCGGATCGGATGCTGGATCGCGTCAAGCCGAAGGAAGGCACGCGGGTCTTCGTGCGCGTCGTACCGCATGGTGGCGAAGCAGGCAAAGCGGTGTTGACGATCGTCGTAGGCGTGCTTGCGGTTGCTGCTGGTTTTATTACCGGAGGCGCGTCAATAGCAGCGTTTTTCTCTGGCGCTGGTTTTGTGGCTGGAACCACAAGCGCAGGCGCGGCGCTGGCCGGTGCCGCTGGAATGTTGGCAGGTCTGACCGGCATCGCGACCGGCATTCAGTCGCTCGTGGCACCGCCTCCGCAGGTATACGTTGGCGCGATTCCCGAGACGCAAGACAGCGCGGCGCTGACCGGCACGCGCAACACCGCGCGCCTTTACAAGCCGATCCGCACGCTCTTGGGTCGGTATCGCGTCTACCCTGATCTGCTTGGCAAGCCGTTCGTCGAGCAGGTCGGCAAGGACAGCATCCTGCGCCTGCTCATGTGCTTCGGCTATGGACCGATGGACATCGAGGACATCAAGATCGGCGAGACGCCAATTGCAGACATCCCCGACATCCGATATGCGGTTCACAAAGGATGGGACGACGACGGCGAGCTGACGATCTTCCGCGACGAAGTTGACGCCGACGCCAGCTTCCAGCCTTCGCTAGAACAGGACGGCGACGAAGCGATCTTGACTTCGCAGGCTGGACCCGAAGAACTATCGTTCGACTTGCGCTTTCCTGCTGGCCTGATCTCGTTCGACTCGCGCGGCAAGCCGCAACCGACGACGGTGCGATTCACGGTCGAAGAGCGCGAACGCGAAGTTGGCGACCCGTCGTGGACGTACATCTCAACGCCGACGCGCGGACTCGAAGCAGACACCGGCATCACCGAGGTCAGCTCCGGCACGTTCGACCTCAAGCTAAAGGAACGCGGTCTAGTCACGCGCGGTCTGCGCTGGACCGTTCCGGCTGGCAGCACCGCAGGCGCAGCGCATCAGGTCCGCATCGTGCGCGTTTCTACAACCGCAGGCGGCGCGACCAACTTCTCGGCTTGTCAGGTCGTCGTCATTCGCACGATCAAGCCGCACCTCGCGTCGTCGATTCCGAACCTTGCAAAGATCGAGCTAGAGATCAACGCAGCCGACACCGGTTTGTCTGGTGTGATCGACAATCTGTCGGCGGTCTGTACTAGCATCGCGCCGCAATACGACACCGTGACCGGTTCCTGGGGTCCGGCGACATCGAGCTCCAGCGCGTACAACGTGACGATGTTTCCGACACGAAACGCCGCATGGCTGTTCGCGCAGGTGCTTCGCGGTCCTGCTAACTCGCGACCCGTTGCAGACAACCGCATCGACGGTCCCGGCTTGGCAACATGGGCAGGCAACCTTACCGGCACCGGATCGTATGCGATCAGCGGCGACGCTTCGGTGCCGCGCAATATCGACGCGGTGGCCGACACGACAATGACCGTGCGCAAGCTGCTGTCGGACATTGCAGGCACCGGACGCGCTGCGCTGAATATCGTGGACGGCAAGTATTCAGTCGTGCAGGACATCCCGAGCACGACCTATGTGCAGCACTTTACGCCGCGCAACTCGTCAGGCTTTACCGGCAGCAAGGCGTTCACGCGCAACCCGCACGCGCTGAAGGTTTCGTTTGTTAACCCCGAGAAGGGTTACCAGAAAGACGAACGCATCGTCTACGACGACGGCTATAGCGAGACTGGCAACGTCGCAGAGCTTTGGGATTTCGCAGACAGCGCCACCTTCCCAAACGATTCCGGCACGACGAAAACTTGGGGTTTCATTGCCGACACTACGACGTTGAACGGTCAT